TGGTAAACGGCATGATTACTTTACGTCTTGCTTGCCGTGGCCGCAAAAGGGTACTGCTGTGTCTATCCCGTTAGGTACTGTTGCCCCTGTAAAGGGTACTGGTCCTGCAATGTTGGCAGAATCATCCATAGCTGGTACGTCTCGATATTTGTATCAGCAGGGTACTGGCCCCGGTAATATTAATACCGGTGTTGCTGGTGCTGGCCAGCTGATGTATTTTAGTCAGGGTAATACTAATTTGCAGGCTGATTTGTCTACAGCTACTGCCGCTACGATTAATCAGCTCAGGCAAGCGTTCCAAGTGCAAAAATTGTTCGAAAGGGACGCTCGCGGTGGTACTCGTTATACCGAGATTGTGTTATCTCATTTTGGAGTTAGCTCTCCGGATGCGCGTATGCAGCGTCCTGAGTATCTTGGTGGCGCGTCGACGCCTCTTAGTATCAGTCCTATTGCTCAGACGTCGTCTACGGACGGAGTTTCGCCTCAGGGTAATTTGTCTGCAATGGGCACTGTATCCGTTACCAATAACGGTTTTGTCAAGTCTTTTACCGAGCACTGTGTGATATTGGGTTTGGCGTCCGTGCGTGCTGATCTTTCTTACCAGCAGGGCGTTAATCGTATGTTCAAACGGTTTACGAAGCTTGACTTTTATTGGCCTTCGCTTGCTTATATAGGTGAGCAGGGTGTTCTTAATTCGGAGATATATGCTCAGGGTACCAGTGCTGATGATGCTGTTTTTGGGTATCAAGAGAGGTATGCCGAATATCGTTATAAGCCGTCTCAAGTTACAGGTCTTTTTAGGTCCAACTGTACTGCTACGCTCGACAGTTGGCATCTGGCGCAATCATTTGCGTCTTTGCCGTCACTTAATGCGTCTTTTATTGTTGATGATCCCCCTGTTGATCGTGTTATTGCTGTGCCTGCTCAGCCGCATTTGATTTTGGATTGTTACTATAATCTGCAGTGCGCTCGTCCTATGCCTGTTTACAGTGTTCCCGGTCTTATTGATCACTTTTAAACTATTGATCTATGAGTTTGTTATCGTCTATTGGCTCTGCTCTTGGGTCTGTCGCTGGTCCTCTGTTGTCTGGTGCTACATCTTTGTTTGGTATATCCAGTACTAATAAGGCCAACGCCAGACAAGCTAAGGCTCAGATGGATTTTCAGGAGCGTATGAGTTCTACAGCTCATCAGCGTGAAGTCGCTGATCTTAAGGCTGCTGGCCTTAATCCTATATTGTCTGCTGGTGGGTCTGGTGCGTCTACGCCAGCTGGTGCGGCTGCACTTATGCAGGATGCTGTTAGTGGTGCTCTTAATTCGGCTCGCGAGACTGCGAGACTTGAAGCGGAGCTTGATGTTATACGTGCTACTGCGGGTAAAACTAAGCAGGAAACTGAAACATCTGCGGCTGCAGAGGCTGTTAATAAATCTGTCTGGCGTCTTAATATTGATATGCTGGACAAGATTGCTGCTGATACTGCTAATGCCAATGCAAATACTGCCTTGGCCAATCAGCGTCTTGATATTGAGTATGGTAATTTTCTTCAGGGTTTGCGGCATATGGATGCCCTTATCGAGCAGGCAAAGTCAGCTGCAAGTCTCAATTACAGTAGTGCGCGTAATGTCGAGACAGATGTCCGGCTCAAACAGTATACGGAACCTGCCCTTAGGACCGAAGGTGAAATTGAAACTACTCCTTATGGTAAGGCCGTCAGGTATCTGAAAAAGGTTATCGATCCGGCCTCTGTTGGGACAACTATGAAAAAAGTAAAAAAGTAAATCATGAAAAAAGAATCTATTGTTTTTCGTACTGCGTATGGTCATCATGACCCGGTGCAGTATTACACATATCCCGAAGGGGAATCTCTTACTCAACAGGAATTTGCTCAGGATTGTGATGTAAACCGTATTGTTGGTAAGTGGTCTCAAACTGGCGTCTTGACGCACGCCAATGCCTCTGTAGGCGATTATCTGGACCTGTCTGACGTACCAACGTATCAGGATGCTGTTAATGCTTCTATGAGCGCCCAAAACGCGTTTATGGCGTTGGATGCTGCTGTGAGGCGTGAGTATGACAATGATCCTGTCAAGTTTCTCGCTGCTGTTCACGATCCCGGCCAGCGGGATCGTCTCACCGAACTTGGTGTCTTCAAGGCTGCTCCTCAGCCTGTAATACCTTTCGACGTCGCAGCTAAGACGTCTGAACCCAAGACCAGTTAGGGGGTTTTGGGCGGGTGTGTCGGACTATTATATACTTGATGATAATAGTCCGACTGACACCTGTCTGTAAACCCGCATGGTTATTGGATTTTGGTGGTTTGTAAAAAACTTCTTGACAATTGATAAATTATGTCTTATATTACCATTGTATTGTAGTTTAATCCTAACTTATTACTGCTATGCAAAATGCTACTCCTCATGATCTCGTCCGTCTTTACGGGCTGCCCGGTACAAATCCTCAGTATTATACTACTCTTGTAATCGACTACAAAGTCGCAACATCTGTTAATTGTCCTACTCGCATTTATTGTAACAAGTCCTTGAGATATGCTTTGTTATCTGTGTTTAAGCGTATGTTCGAGCAAAAGTTATATTTTCGTTCGTGGGATGGTTGTTATAACATTCGTGCTCGTCGTAGTGTTAAGCATAAATCTGGTGATTCGATTCTTGTTAAGGATTACAGTTTGCATTCGTGGGGGATTGCTATTGATGTTAATGCTCGTAGTCCTCTTAGACCTGAGGATAGTATTATTGACAGTCGTATAGTACAGTTGATGGAAGTATATGGATTTATTTGGGGTGGTAGTTTTTCAAAACCTGATCCAATGCATTTTGAACTTAAGCTTGATTGTTTAATCTAAATTAATTTACTGTTATGTCTCAGCGAACAAAACTAACTAAGCAGGGCTCTAAAAAGCTCTTTACTGCGACAGCTGAAAAGGTGCATATAAAGAATGCACCTGACTCGCGTGTTATGCGTGGCGGTATACGTCTGTAACGGACGTATACCACTCTTTCCCTTAAACCACAATTGAATATTATGTCCAAATCCTACAAAGCATCAATCTGGGTATCTATCGTACTTCTTGCGATATACTTTTTGCCTTATTTGTTGTATGGTGTAGGTGTCTTCTATGTAACTGTTCGGTATCTTTTATTGCCGTTTCTGTTACGTGTTCTCCCTGTTTTTCTCCTTGTAATTTTATCGTCTTGTGTGGAACTTCAGGAATCGATTTACGAAGAAGTAATTGATATATTATCATCCCAACCTTATGCCATGTTATCACCCGATTACAGCTTATTACAGTCAACGGCTAAACCAGAATGGCAAACGCAGTGTTGTCTTCCGGCGCGTTGATGGCTTTGCCGATATGCCCGTTACGTTACCATGTGGTGGATGTATCGGTTGCCGACTTGACCGTGCCCGTCAATGGGCTGTTCGTTGCATGCACGAAGCAAAATGTCATAACGATAATTCCTTTATTACACTAACTTACAATGATGAAAATCTGCCTTACAATGGGTCAATCGTTAAAAGAGATTTGCAGCTCTTTTTCAAGCGTCTTAGGAAGTCTCTTGAACCTGTTAAGATCCGTTATTTCGCTTGCGGTGAGTATGGTGATTCCAGCTTCCGCCCGCACTACCATGCACTCGTATTCGGGTACAGGCCCCATGATCAAAAACTACATACTGAGAGTGATGGCAAGCAGCTCTATACAAGTCAATCCTTAGCCAAGGTCTGGACTGCTGGTAATCATCTTATTGGCGATGTGACTTACGATAGTGCTCGTTATGTGGCGTCTTATATCAATAAGCGTGTTACTGGTGATGCTGCTAATGATCATTATGTTACTGTTGATCCTTATACGGGGGAGTTATATAATGTATCCCCCGAATTTGTATTGATGTCCCGTGGCCGTGGTATAGGCCGGGACTGGTTTGATAGATATTATACTGATTACTATAACAATGATTATCTTATTGTTAACGGTTTAAAGCAATCTATTCCTAAGTACTATGACAAACTTTTTGAAACAATTGACACCGCACGTTATAAGTATATTAAAGCGGGCCGCAATAAAGCTCTTGCAGAGAAGAAAGCAGAATATACCACCGATCGATTAGAGGTTAAGGAGTATATTCAGCAAAACAAACAAAAACTATATAACAATCAATCTTTATGAACATCTATTCTATTTATGATTCTGTTGTTAAGGCTTATCAGACACCTTTCTTTTTGGTGAATCGTGGTCATGCTATCCGCTCTGTGTCTGATTTATTCCGGTCTGACAACGAAATATCTCGTAATCCTCAGGATTACATACTATACCAGCTTGGTGAATATAATGAGCAATCTGGTCAGATTAAATCTTTCGAGGCTCCCGAGAAGATATGTCATATCAATGAGCTTGATCCTAATTCTAAATCTTGATTCTAATTCTAAATCTTGATTCTAATTCTAAATCTTGATTATCATGCAATCTACTACTCAGCATTTCTTTTCTCAGGTCCCGCTTGCGGACATCCCGCGGTCTAATTTTAACCGCTCTTGTGGTCTTAAAACTACATTTGATGCCGGGTGGCTTATTCCGATTTTTTGCGATGAAGCTCTTCCCGGCGATACTTTTAATCTGTCGTCTTATATGTTTGGACGGCTTGCTACTCCTATACATCCTGTATTGGATAATATGTATCTCGATACATTCTTCTTTGCCGTCCCCCTTAGATTGCTTTGGGATAATTTCAAGCGGTTCATGGGAGAACAGGCTAATCCTGGTGATTCTACTTCTTATCTTGTTCCATCCATGACTAGTACTGCTGGTACTGGTTATCTTGAGCAGTCTATACATGATTATCTTGGGCTTCCGACTAAAGTGCCCAATGTTACTCATAGTGCTATGTGGCACCGTGCGTATAATTTGATCTGGAACGAATGGTTCCGCGATGAAAATTTACAGAATAGTGTTACTGTCCCGAAGGGTGATGGTCCCGATACTCCGGGTACTTATACCCTTTTGCGTCGTGGTAAACGGCATGATTACTTTACGTCTTGCTTGCCGTGGCCGCAAAAGGGTACTGCTGTGTCTATCCCGTTAGGTACTGTTGCCCCTGTAAAGGGTACTGGTCCTGCAATGTTGGCAGAATCATCTATAGCTGGTACGTCTCGATATTTGTATCAGCAGGGTACTGGCCCCGGTAATATTAATACCGGTGTTGCTGGTGCTGGCCAGCTGATGTATTTTAGTCAGGGTAATACTAATTTGCAGG